TAACCGATGTTGGTGTAACAGTTGGTGTTGGTGTCGGTGTTACATTTGAACATATGTGGTATAATATATTATTTGGTGCCACTCCACCTCCTCTTTCAAAAAACATTATTGGTTTGTTTGTTAAACCAACTTCTTCACATTTTACCTCACCATTATAAAAATAAACTTGATACGAATAATCTGTTTTATTAATATCAACTTGATAATACATATCATTTTGTTCAGTAATAGTGTGACCCGTACTATAACTATCATTTGTGAAATCTAAAATTGTACCTTCTTTTGCGTTATAAAACTTTGCCGTCATAAAGAAGGTGTTTGTTCCAGGGTAAAAATTTCTATCGTATGTAACTGTAACTTCTGGCATATTAAACATTTGATTTGTCCACCCTGAAAATACCGTAGTACCAGTTGGAATATTAATGTTAGTTAGTGAATTATTACTATCAAGAAATGATGTTGTTTTTGCTGTTCCTGTATTAACAAATGTATACTTATCTAATGTCGTTGTACCACTTAAATTTGTTTCAGTTAAAACACTTTCGTCTTGGAACCAAAAGAAATACATATTTTCTTTATTACTATAATTTGACCCTCTAAAAACAGGTAAATGTATATAACCATTAAGTGGATTATAAAACATTTTCTCACCTAACGGTAATGATAAATTTTTTACAAATATTAGTTTTCTATTTTGTCTTGTTGGTGGTTCACATGTTAATGTGGTTCCCGAAACGGTTCCTGGTGTTTTAAAAAACTCCAATCTAAAAAAACTTTGGGTTGATTGTTTTAACATTTGTTCGTTTTCAGTATATGTTATACTTTTTTCATCGTCACCGGTATAATAATCTTGTACATATATTCCGCCAGTATTTAAAAAATAAAAATAAAACCAAATATCAGTTTGTGTAACTCCACTAGAAGAATATGGTTTATGTATATATCTAACCGTTTCATAATTTTCAATTGGGTTAATAATATCACTTAATATTTCGGTTTCAAATTCTTTTAAATTCTCTTCCCAACCGAGATTTGTTTGAAAATCAGTTTCAGTATTTAATAATATATTTAAATCAGTATCTTTTCTTAATATTTTCATGTTAACAATCTAAATTATTATTTTTATTATTTACATCCATGAAACTCATTATTCTATTTGATTTATTTTTGTAATATCTTTCATTTCTTAAATAGAAATTAATGTCCGCTTTAACATAATGATTTCCATTCATAAAAGGAAAATCAGTTCCAAATCCATCGGAATCTACATAACCATGATCATATATATCTCTCCATCTCCAAACTTTATCATATGGGTCATACTTTGCATTTTCAGGTAAGTTGAAAATATCATTAGTATTTGCAGTTTCAGTATATGGTGATAATTCTCTTAATTTAATTCTATAATGTGGTTGGTATATTAATCCTTCTAAATTTGTTGATGACGCGTACGTTGAGCCTGATGTTTGTCCATGATTAAATATAGTTACAGGATTTGTGATTTTATGGAATGCTTCACTAACGATTCTTTCTGTCATTTCTTTTGGGTTATATTCCACAAAGGCACCATTCAATATTGCAACGGTATCACCAGTAATTGTATTTCCACTCGTAAATGTAAACGAATCTCTTGTGAATGTTCCTCCACTTAAACCATTTTCATTTGACGTGATTCCACTAAAATGTTCGTCAATCCATGTATCGTGAAAATTAAATTTATATCCAACCTTTGGTGGATAATTAAAATATCCATTCCCATTTCTAAAAATTGCAGTAACAAAAATATTTGTTGGGCTAAATCCTAAATTATTTGTTAATCCACTTAATTTTAATGGTTCCTTAAAATCGTACAAAACGGATTCCATTCTATTTCTTTCAACCACGACATCATTAATATTTGCACTATTTTCAAATAATAATTTCTTTTCATCTTCAAACACTGGACTTTCAAATCCAAGTGAATCCATTATATAACCACCTTCATTAGTTAATGTTTTATGTTTGTGAACATAATATTGGGAAGTTGATGCAACTATATTAGTAAAATCTTTACACCTTTTACCTAACATAATTGTACTAAATGTTGTTCCCGTTTTTATTTGTGACTTTATAATATTAATGACATATTTTTTAGAATCAAACGTTTCATTACCAACTGAATTAATATAAAAGGTTCTACCTGTTAATGTTAATCCTGTTAATGTACTACCTGATAAAACAACGTGTTCACCTTCACTCATTCCATGTTCAACTGGAGATGTTAATTCATAATACGTGGTATAATCCACAACCCTAAATGGTATACCATCTTTAGCAGTAAAACTAACTTTCGTACTACCTGTTGCACCTGTTAACGTATAAACCATATTAAATTCACTATCACCACTATAAACATAACTTAAATATAAATTCCAGTTTTGATACGGGGCAGATATTGGTGTTACAGTTGTATGTGAGGTTGATCCTGATTTTACTATATTTGGTGTAAAAGTCCCTAATGTATTTCTTGTTACCGGTAAATTAACCTCCCTATAAACGTCTCTTCTTAAAAATGCGAATTCATCATATGGTAAATAACCATCAAAAACAGTACTATCTTGTACGTTACTACCATCACCTGTTAAATATAATCTTTGTTTCAAATAAGAATAGGGTGTTGATCCAGAATATAAATTACGAAAAACCATTTTTAATTTTCCATAAATTTTATAATTTATACTTTCATTACGTTCTTTATAATATTGTTCGTCAATATCTAATATTATATCCCTTTCACCTATTCGCATTAGTGTATCACTATTATCAAGATTGAGTTTTAATTCTAATTCTTGGTCATCCGCCTTTGCGAATTTTTTACTTGGTAATATGATTTGTTTCTTTTCCATTATTCAGCTGACGGGAACGCTCCCTTTGGACCAAATAGGTCAATAAATTTATCCATACCTGTTTTACCCGCATTTAATCCAAAGTAAAATTGGAATGGGGTTGAAAGTATTTGTTTATTTCCACTATAATAATCTTGTGTTCTTTTAATTGTAAATGTTGTGTTAGTCCAAGTGGTAGATTGCCAACCTACTATTCCATCTATTCCTGCATTACCATATCTCGTATATAACGTACCTGATGTTGGATTTATTTCTGAATCTGCAAATAAATAAGTAAATCCAGGATATTGTGTATTGTAATTTGTATGGTCGTCAACATCTGATACTACATCAAACTCTACAGTTGTTCCCGATATTTCGACATTTCCAGTTATAGTTAAACCACTAAATGTATATGTCATCGGTAATAAGAGATATGGATCCGATGGGTCACCTGTTAAATTATAACCATATGTCATACCTTGTAGTGGTTGGGATTGAACTTCACTATAATCCCACGATTGGTTATTTTTATCACTATTGTATGGTCCAAATCCTGTACCTTTTTTATCCCATAAATAGAACGGTACCTTTTGTGATGACTCAGTTAATCTACCAGGTTCATTTAGACAAGACCTAACTAATGATCCACTATCTGATAATTCAAATGTAAGAGGTAGTGGACCATAATTTGCGTTGCCATTTTTAAAAACTTGTGGATGTTCTTCAGGGTCTAAAACATTAAAATCGTATCCAAGATATTTTGGATTTTGTAAATCAAACTCTTCAATTCCACTTTCATTATTTATTGATAACAGTTGTAAGATATCACCATCTAAAACATTTGATATTCCTACTCCACTAGAAAATCCATCGTTTTGAAAAAACATATCTAAGTTACCACTTGTATTTGCAATATCCATTCTATAGTTAATTGCTAATCCTAATAATTCACCCAAATCTTGATAGGATGTTGCACCAATTGAACGTGATACTGAACAGTTTGGGTCTAATTTTGGGTCAATACAAATTTCTTTAATAAACTCATCTCTTGGACCTAAGTCAACAAACGTTGTTGGTTTGTTTATGTTGTCACTATAAAAATCTGTTCCATAAAGAGTTGGTGCCGAACGATAATATAGTTTTTTTTGTCCAACTACAAGACGTGCAATATCTCTACAATAGTTCGCCAAGTTTTCAGAATTACGATTAATTGCAGTAATTATTCTTTTAGCTTTAAATTGTGTAAAATATAATGAACCTGATAACCAATTATCTAAAAATGCGTAATTAACAATTCCACCGCAGAACATTTTTCCTACTCTTTTTCTTCTATAATATTCGTTAATAACTTTAGTTAATCTAATAGGTGTTTGAGTCCCTGGAACGATATAAAAAACCCCATTATAAAATTCACTTCTTGCACTTTGAGTTACAAAACCACCATTGTAAGTGTAACGCCCACAACTAAAATTTCTAATGTCGGTTGGGTAACCACCATTATTGTATGAATTTTTATAATCAGTTAATGGAACACCTTGTCTATGTCCACCATATATTGCAGTAGACAATAAAGTATATCCCGTTAGTCCTACTAATGTCGTAACATATTGTCTATGATAATTTGCCGGTAAAAATGCTGCGTTACTACCACAACCAGTAAATGTATTTGTATTACCTGTCTTTAGAATAAAATAACCAGTTGCTAATGATTCGTCATAAACTGTATCATATAAACTGCATCCACCATTAAAATAATCAATCGTAAATCCTGTTTGACCTCCACCAATAATGTTATTTTCATCTGAACATTCAACACATTCAGGATAATTTATTAAACTTAATGCAGTTTGATTGTTGATTTGAAATTCTGTTACATTTTCTCTTAAAAAACGATATCCTGATCCTCCAACACTTATTACGGCCTCAGCAAACCAACTAAAAATAAATGTTGCAAAATTTAAAAATTGTAATGTTAAAAATTTAATAACATAATCAAGTACTAATAAAAAATCAGCAATCAATAATGTAAACGTATAATTTCTAAATCCAAAATTTGATGGTGGTGTTAATTTATCCCCACAATCTTCTTCTTCCGATGGATGTAATTCATTTATATTTGCAAAATTTCCACCTACTTGGTAGTTACTATGAAATGATGAAACTGTATAAACTTTATTATAATTAAATCTATAAAAATAATCTCTTGGGTAATATTCACCCACTTCGCTATATAAAATTCCATAGTCAGAATTGGTACTAACGGCATTTGTTGGATATCCACTCCATTGTGTTCCAAAATAATATGATTTATCAACTTCGGTTGATGGACTTGTATATTCTCTAATATTTGGAATTAAGTAATCGGCGTTAACTCTAGCTCTACTTAAATCATTATCGTTCATGTTTATTCTAAAACGATAACATGCAGAAGTTGGTACACCTTTATTTGGATCATTTGTAATTTCATTTTCTCCAAATTCATTTGTATAGACATAGTCCATATTCATTTCAATTGGAAATACAAATCCTCCATCATCCGGTATATCTTCATTTAAATTAACCTCTTCTAATATTGGTCTGTGATTTACATCTTTTTTTGGGGTAAACCTAATTGCTTCAATCTTTCCAGATTTAGCAACCAAATCACATTTTCTACCCATTTTCTTTTTGGGTCTACAGTTTTTATTAACCGCACTTTTACCATTGTCACCATATATTCCACCAATAATAAATGCTGTTGGTGTTATATTAATTCCTTTCTCCGATAAATCAAAATCTGTTCTTGTTAAACCAATTTCACAAAAATCATCATTACCCCAAAAAGGATAAACTTCAATCGTTTTATCAAATGAAACAATTTGTGGTAATGTATTTAAATCTTCAGAAGCTTTAAATGAATATTTGTTTTTAAATTTATCCACACCATCACCTTGTCTCATGAAATCGTAAGGTCTTAAAGAGAAACAACCAATATCGGATAAGTCCACATCAACGTGAATTGTTTGTTGCCCTAATGGTACTCCCCAAATCATAAAATCACCCGCACTGTTAGTTTTAACCGTATACGAATAATAAGTTTCATATACTTCTAAAACCTCTTCTCTTGTTAAAATATCTTCTTGGTCGAAGAATGTACCAGTGGGTTCATGTCCACCATGTTGTTTTCTTGATGGTAATAAATTGTATCTATAATTGTTAGTATCTTTATCCCCGATTTGAGTGTAGGGATATAACGCAGATATAACTGGGTCATTTGAATGAATTTGTAATTGTGGGACAAATATTGATACTCTGGCGTTCGGTATACCTAAACCATTGTTTACTGAAATTCTACCACATACAACTCCATAATCAGAACACATAGATGAATAAACATCCTTTTGAGTGAATCTTAACGATAGAACTTCCAAAAAATCAAAATCTTGTTTTAATTCAAGATTGACTATTTGGTCCTTCCCTATGTTTGTGGATATTCTATGCTTCTGTATCATTCTTTTAATAAATAGAAAAAAGGAGATTTTCTACTATTATAAACAAAAAACATTTTAATATGTAGTCGTTCCTAATGTTTTGGTTCTCACCCTAATATCAGTATTTGGAAACCTTATTTGAAATATTTGGTTGGACTTCATAAAAATGGTCATATCTGATTGTAAAATTTCCTTAGTTGTAGTGTCTTTATATGGCATTGCAGTTTCTGATGATGAGTATAGTCCACCAATTTTGTTGTACGCTCTAATATCAACCACGTTAACCACTCCCACAATTTGACCAATATGTCTAATTAAATCTCCAATAAACAATGGGTCACCCATTTTTCTTTTAGAAATATCAAAGAAGGATATGGTATCGTTAATTGCCGTTTTAATGACATCTGTGGGGTTTTCATTTTTATCTATGATAATATCCATTTCTAATGATAAGTCAATAACTTCCCCACTTGCAATGTCTATGTAGTCATTTATCATTCTATATTCAGAAAGATATTCTATAATATTACTTTTTAATGTATTTGAAACGGTATCAGATAAATTACCATTATCATCATAAGATAAAATTTTAATCTTTACCTTATTATCTTCCTCAATAACATTAACTTTTGCGGGTGCCCCGAATGTTGCCGGCATCACCTCAATTAATGATTTATAATCATTCAAAGTAACCGCCCTATTTTGTGCTGCAAAGTTATAAGAAATCATGTTTCTTAATTCTTCAATTGATGGTTGGTCTGCACCTCCAACAGCCGGTGTTACGTTTGTAACTCTCATAGATTGAGTTACTTGTGTATTAATTGAAGATTGTGGTCCGTTTACGTCCAATTCCATATTATCAATACTTGTAATAACATTAACACCTAAATTAGAATCCTTACCTCCACCTACTCTATATTTTATAAACAAAGTGGTACTTGGTTTTGGTATTGCCCCTAATGACATATTGTTAAGGTAAGTTGAAAGATTAACTTTCATAGTACCATTCATATGACTATCTAAATTATCTAATGGGTCAACATTACCTGAACCGAATGTAACTGAAAAATAACCCTCTGGCGTATATTCAGTTATAAATTTATTTGTAACAGTTTTATTTGTTCCTGCCTTAAAATTATTTTTATCCGATACCGCGGTTGGGTCTGGAACAAAAACTTTATCCTGTACCAAACTTTTAACTTCATACCATTTATTAGTTAAATCACTAAATTCATTTGAGGTTGGATTTGCACCAAAGTTAGTACCATCTTTATGTATAATACTACTAACACCTAATACATCTTGTTCAGGTAAATATAACTTTAAAAATGGTTTTTGGTCTAACGATGTGATTACTCTTCTATAAATTCTTGTAACACCGTTAATTACCGCTTCTCTTTTTGTGATTGTATAAGATACTAATTGATTATTAGCATTAAAATTTGGTATTTTTAATCTATTTGGTTCACCTTTACTATTAAATGGATTTGAAAAATCTACGTCTTCAACTGTTTCAAAAATTTGTCCTCCGCCCGATACTTGTGCTCCCGCTTTTAATATACCCAAATATCTTTCATCTTCCTTATCACCTCTAACCGGAACATTCATTGAAAAGTCACATAACGCAACTGAAGGTCTTTTACATGGTATTTTCATACCATAAGTTTTTGCAATATGAAATAACGATTGTCTTTGTTGAGCAAAATCTAACATTGTTTCTTGCCAAACTCTATCTATATGGAAGTGTAAGTTATCCGCAACCGCAGCATTTAAATCTAATAATACTGAAAATATTGATGCGTCGTTGGTATTCTTAACCAAGTCAGGATAATATTGTGTGGTTAGATTTACTAACTCTTCCCTTAAACCCGCAAAATCTCTTGTTGCGTATGATATTTTTTTACTCATCTTAAATGTTTAGTATTATAAAATCCGAAGACGTAAATGCCCCGTTATTTACTGTATATTCAATTTTAACTACAGCCGTATGTGGTTTTTCAGAATGACTAGAAACCCTAAAAAGTCTATTATCTTCATTTTCTTGTGGTGAAACAATTTGGTCAGGGTCGTCTTCCGCAGATACCACCACTATTGAAGTTAAATCCAAATTAGGAATGTATTTTTTCACAGAATCACGAATTTCACTTTCAATTAACCCAAATGTAACAGCGTCGTTTTGGTCAAAGATGTATTGATACAATCTAGTACCAAAATCAGGTAGAAAATATCTACTACCCTTCTTTGTCAATAGGAGGTGTATTAAATCTGCTCTAATCTCTCTTTCGGGAGTACCGGTCATCTTTAAAAACTTTCCTTCTAAACTATCCCTAAATGGGAAATCTATTCCATAGGTTGCTGCCATATTCAATAAATATAAACAATACGAAAATGGTTATGTATCTTCTTTTATTTTTGTATTTCCCTTTTGGTATGGGGGTAAGTACGGACATGATGAACATTTGTTACCACAACAGTACCCTCTCTTTAATAAAAAAAGAGAAGTCAGAACCATAAGTCCTGACTTCCCATGTATGTAATAATCAACCCCTTCTATCATTAATTAATTCTTGTTATATCGCAAGAACCATCAGTTCCACTACAAGCTTGAGCCGCAAAGTCACTAATATCTTTATATTGAGGTCTGTCTAAAATTTCACCAAAATTAACTTCTTTAAATTGTCGAGTGATGGTTTCCCATTTATAAAATAAATGAACGTCTTTTAAACAATAAACCATTTTCTTCATATCACCTTTAAAGTAGTTCTTAGCAAATTTCTTCGCTCTTGACAACCAATATTCTTTTAATAAAACTTGTTCTCTTGTTCCTGTTAAAGTTATACTTCTATCTAATAGAGTATCACAAGCTAACCATAAGTTTTGATTAAAGTAATGTAAACCATCAATGATTAAACCTGATGCTAAAATTGAACCTTTACCATATTGATCAATAATATCTTCCAAATTTAATACAGAAGTGAATGGTGCTTGGTTAAAATCTTTATCTCCGTAATCCGACATAAAACTTACAGCAGTAAAGAAATCTCTTTCTTCCCAAATGTAATCAACAATTGCATCTTTGTCATCTATGATAACAGTACATGATGTATTATGATTAACACCTTGGTATGCACATAATTCGTGATTAGTTCCAGCGTTAACCCAATGTTGTTGAACTAATTTAATTAATTCAAGATGTTTAATTCCTTTCATATCTTTTTTGAATAACCCAACTTTTGGATTTTCAACAGGAACAAAAACAACGTAATCACTTTTAGTTGACGACCATACACTTTCTTCCAATAAGAATCCCATATTATCAACTAACCAATTTGCTGTGTTACTTTCTTTATTCAATTGCATAATACGGAAATACTTTTCAGAGTGTTCAGGATGAATACCTGAAGCAGTTCCTAATACGACTGACGCATTTCCTGAAGGTTTAACACAAGTAGTTCTTGCGGCTTGGTTAATACCAATAACCGCAGCAACTTCTTTATTTGTGTCTTTTACCATTTGAGCACCTTCTTCTAATAATTCTGCATTGAATAATTTTGGATTGTTCATCCAACCTGTAATACTAACACCCAATAAAGCCTCTCTTTCAAAAATCTTTCTACTTGTTTCACCTAAATAAGGGAAATTCGTATAACCCGCTTGTAGTGTACCTAAGATTGATGCATCCTTACATGCCTTTAAAAATTTATCTTTTGTAGTTGCCTTCTCCGCATTAATTTCTGTTAAGTTACAACCTTGGATACCAAATTTTTCTTTATTGTTTTTAACATATTCTTCAACATCGTCATATTTGATTTTAGAAAAATCTACAGTATCTAATACAGGAATTTTTAAAATTTCAAAACATGGATTGAACATATCAAACCAACTGTTTGCAAATACAAATCCAATGTCATTAGCCCCATCATTAAGTTGTACCAAGTAATTAAATTGTTCTTTTTCAACTTCACTTCTTAATAACAAAACTGAGTTATTACTACGACCTCTTTGTGGATTTTCATTTCTCCAATTCCCTGTTTTAGCGTGAATCATTTCAGTATCGTTAGGGTCAACAATCATATTCAACGCTGAACGTCTAACCCCACCTGATAATACGGCGTCAGCTGAATGACAAATAATATCAAACGCTAAAATTGGTCTGATTTTATTTCCTTCATTAGTTAACCATTTTTCAAGTAATTGTTCAATTTTTTCTAAAGATTGTTTTAACCCTTCAGGTCCAGGTGCTTTAAATCCACCACTAATAAATGCACCCTTTTCTCTAATTTGTGAATAATCAAATTTTAATTCGTATCCTGCAAATTCAGGGAAAGGTTGTTCATCAACAAAATATGACGACATAATAACTCCTAATGAATTTGCCCATCCTTCAATACTATCTTCAATTACATATGTTTTAGTACCTAAAGTTCTTTTTTGAATTTTACTTAAGTTATTAACAAATGGAATTGATAGTCCTCCGCCGAACCCACAACCAGATAAGGCAAGATAAAATATCTCTTGGAATACTCTATTACGAGCAATGTGTCCTGATGTACAGTTAAACATTCTCGTATTGTGTTTCATTATTTGTTCATATCTATATTGTAAATTTCTTTGTGATGCTAATACCGCCTGATCTTTCATACTTTCTAATGCCGACTCCAAATACGGTTCCACCGTTTTTTTATAGTTCACATATTTTTTTCTGTGTCCATCTATGATATTTTCACACGCATCTTCCCATGTTTCATATCTTCCTTTATCTTCCAACCATTTGAAATAGTCCGAGTGTAACTTCAAGTCACTCAGAAATTTTTTACCTTTCTGCATTTCTAAACTTTATTTTTTTTATTTAATTATTATTTGTGTCTTCTTCTCTTGTGCCTTTATATAAACGTCGGCAACCCTGTTCGCCCTTTTTTGTGCCTCATTTTGTTCATGACCCAATAAAGTATTTTGTGATTCTGTATCAATAACTAAAAATTCATTATTAAATTTACAATTTTGGAATACTACACCATCTTTACCAATACGTGATTTCAATAATGTAAGTGTTGCCAAGTTATGTTCCTTTTGTTCTAATGTTTTACCAATAGATATTATAACGTGAGCAATTTGTGCCTTTTTAATTGAACCTCCCATTTGGTCACCAGTAACTACTTCACTTGAAATAGATTCACGATTACCTTGTGTTGCTGTCCATATTGCCATTCCAAACTCACCTGTCATAGATTCCAAACTTCTCATAACTGAACCTTCACCTTTCCATTCTTCACCATTTGTTGATTTATCAGATGAAATACAATCAACATAGTCTAATACTAATAAATCCACTTTAATTCCATCTGAATTCATTTTTCTGATTTTATTTTTAATTTCAGAAACAGTTACATTATCGCTTGCTAATTTTAACAATTTCAAACTTCCTTTTGATCTTGATTGTGCTTCTTCAACTTTCTCTTTAACCGTATCTCTAAATTCAGGTTGTTGGTCTGGCGCAATTTCTGACCAAATAGTATAATGTTTTCTTTTAATATTACCTGGATTGTCTTCAAAAAATATTTGAACTACGTTATAACCTAAATTATATGCCGTGTTTGCAAACTTCGTAAGTAAGGTAGTTTTACCAGTACCAGTAGGTGCTAATACAACCCCTAATTCTCCTATCCCCAACCCACCTTTAAGTAAGTTGTCAATCCCCACAATACCTGTCGGTAATGGGTGTCTAAAGTCCTGTTCTAACGCCGCATCAATATCGTGGAATACGTCAGTTGTTTCATCATTAGAAATACCAACTTGTAATGCTTTTTGGATAATTTCTTCAATCTTATTATACGCTTCAAATTCACCACTTTCAATAATGCTCTGTACGTTTTTTAACTCTCTCTTCAAGTTTTGTTGTTTACAGAAATTAAGTGCGGTATCTTTTACATATTCAATTTGTGATTCATTATTTTTAATTGCCTCTAATGTATCTACGTGAACTTTGGAAGAATCTTTATTTCCACCTTCAGCCATGATTTTCTGTGCCAGTGTGTTGTAATCGGGAATTTTATTATATGCTTTATATAATTCCTTTGTATTTTCCATTATAAATTTAAATGAACTATTGTCAAAAAATTTACTTTCTAATACGTCAATAATGGTCTCACCATATTTCTTATCTTCAATAATCGCTTTTATTAGGGATTGTTGAAACGAAAATCCCAAATACCCAAAATTCCTTTCTTCCATGTTTTGTTTTTATATATGTTTTAAATTATAGCTCGTGTTGTAGATATTTCGTCTCTAATTCTTCGGTTGATAAAATGTCAGTTAAATCTGACAAAATTGTTTTCAATCTCGGACGAATGTCTACCGTATATCTCACCTTTGGATGGTAATGATATGCGGGGAATATCCTTTGAATAAATACATCGTCCCCCAACTTAATTTCCATTAAAAAATGTTCTTTTTCTTTGGTTTCATCACTTTCCACAGAGTCCATATTGAGGATATAGTTTTGATTCTCACATAGGTAGTTGGAACTTTTTATTTTCAAATCGTGTGAAATATCTTCACAAATATTTTTTATATAATAGTGAAGGTCCATTGAACATCTCGCTTGGTCTACGTGGTCTCTCACATTAAAAAATCTCTGACACACAATGTGTCCTTCTAAAGACAAAAGAAATTCAAATTTCGTAATATTGTCTTGGTTTTGGTAATCTCTACTCATTGGTTTTTACTTTAATTGTTTTTGTTTTTATTTTATTTTTTTCTTTTCTTGTTAAACGTAAAAATGGATTTAAGAACTTTGTCCATGCGTCATCCGATTTTGGTAACATATTGAACAACCCATCGTCCATCATCATTTTCATTGCGTTTTTATAAGATCTTCCTTCTTGGTCTAATGACTCGTTTATTAGAAGGTCAATATTTTCTCTCGCCTCATCACTTAAAAAAGGTTCATCCAAACTCACGATACGATTGTTTACGTCAAAGAACTCTTCCCCAAATACTCCGTGTTTAGTAACACCTGTTAGTAAATTTGTAATTAATTTATTGTGTTTGTCTTGTTCAAAAAGAAGTTCACTCCTTTCTTTAACTTGTTGAACTGAGATTGATTCGGTTCTAAGTTCAGGGAAAAAAGATAGAAATCTTTTAACACCCATTCCTTTAATTCCTGCAATGTTGTCTGACGAGTCACCACATATCATCTTAACCAACCTAACGTTTTCAATTAAGATGTCTTCTTTGTCATAAACTATCGTATCATTTTGTTTGTATAACTTTCCGTGAGACGGATTGTAAATTTGTGTGTTTTCTGAAACCAATTGGGTGAGGTCTCCGTCTGAAGAATAAATTATTTTATTTTCGTCTGGTGAGTTTTGTGTGTAATAAGCAATGTTATCATCTGTCTCACAAAACTCATATTCACCCTGTCTTACATATAATTCCTCAAGATATTGTTTAACCCTATCTCTTTGACTTAAATAAGATTGTAATTCTTCTTCTGACCTTAATCTTGAACGTCGGTTTTCCTTGTAATGAATATAGATTTTCTTTCGGTTTTGTGAACCTTCGTGTCCATCCCAAAATACTACAATCTTATCTAAATGGTAGTACTCAAACGCTCTCCTAAGAGTATTAAGAAAATGATATATTCCCCCAACATGTTGTCCCTTATGAAAGGCGTTTTTGACACCGTAAAAACCAATTGTGAGTAGATTGTCTCCATCAACAAGTAAAACCGACATTTAAAATAATTTATAAATCACTTTCTTCTGTTACAACTTCCACGTCCGCGATGTCTGTAACACTAACACCTAACATCTTACTGATGTAATCACCACTTTCTTTTTTGTACTCTTCAAGAGATTTCTTTTCTTCACCTTCCTCTCGTCCAGCCATAAATCCGTGTGATGTAACCAAGATACGTCCATCTTCATATCCTAAACCATTGATGTGGTTTTTCATAATTGAGATTTTTGTTCTTGTTGCTATTTTAACTTTTCTCTTATCTTTAGTGATTGAGATTTTAGTTGTTCCCGCTCCTTTTTGATTACCAAATAAGAATACGATACTTGAGTTTAACCATATTGCTTCTCCACCTTTTGCTTTAATCTTTGGTTGTCCAAAAGGATTGTCAGGTAATTCTACCCAAGGTTGGTTAACAATGATTAATGTGTTCGTATAAGGTTTATCTGTCCTTCTTGACCCTGAGATACGTTGATTGATACCCATTCCAATTTTGTCAGCTAATACCGACGCATTGTGTTGTTTACCACCTTTACCATCGTAAGTCATTTTACATGGAACCGAACCTACCGAATCCCAAAGGATTAATAAATCGTGAGGTAAATCTCCTTTTTCTTGTGCATCTAATAGTTCATTTATATATTCTGTAATTTGCTCAATATACTCAAAATCACTATTAAAAAGGTAGTCTCCG